AGACGTTACCCCACCGGAACACAGAAAAGGTCGTCTCGCGCTTTCCCTGCATGGAGTATAGGTATTTTTCCGATATCCCCTTGGCGAAGCCGTAAGTATTAATCGGCAGGACGGCCTTATCAGTCGAGCTGAAAACATAGTGAGGAACTCCTGTGTCCATAGCCCATTCGGCGCTGTTAATTGTTCCTTTGACGTTTACCCGGATACAGGCCTCGACGTTATTTTCTGCGACGTCGACATGTTTTAACGCTGCGAGGTTGAAGACTACATATGGCCTTGATTTAATCTGCCGTTTCCATTCGTCCGAAGCGATATCGCCAAGGATGAAATGAAATCAGGGTAAAGTTGATGCATGGCCTTTTGTCTGAGTTCGCACCGACTAATGACGGTACACTCATAGCCAGACTCATGAATGATCTTAGCCAAAGCATGGCCAAGCGTTCCGGTTCCACCGAAAAGAACAATCATAAATTACCGTTCTCTAGGACTGTATAAAAACATCGAACTTGGATCGATGACCTTCAAAACAGCGATAGCTCCGCCGTTAGTTAAATCTCTTAAAAGTTCTGTAGCGGTTTGATCTGGGACCGGCTCTTTGAGCCTTTTTTTGGCCTGTCTGAGCGACATGAAGAGAAAGGCGATTAAGGCCAACTGGGCAAAAATCACGAAAATACAAATAAATGTAATATAAGCAGAACTAATGGATGACCTCGGTAACTATAATTTGAAATTATAGTACCAAGGCGTAGAAACTTTGCAAGGCGTAGGTTTTAAGCCATTGAAGTTGCGTAAGTCACTGTGCCGTCATAAACGAGGCAAGCCGCCCCCGACGTCCATGCCCCGCCTGTTTCGATGTTCCAAGTCACGGAACCACCAGTCGTTATAACGCAGTATCCGAGTTGGTCGGACCCATTGTTTCTGATATACCAAGGTTGAATGATTCCATTTGAAGCAGAAGGCCTGAACCGCAGAGGCAGACTCGAACTTAGAGTTGGGGCGGTTGTGTTGGTCTTACTTGAGTTTCCTGGTTGGTCTGTAAATGACGCAGTAACAAGGTTTTTCATCCTCGTTAGAATGGTCGACTGTCCGTTGTTTGTTCCAATGTTGTTAACCGTCGTCGTTGAATCAAGATAGTGTTCCACAACATCCAAAACACGCCAATGAGCTGGCGTCGTTGGGGTTGCCTGAAGAGCCTCAAGAACGACGTATCCTTTTTGAACTGTCGCGTCCAGGTTACAGCTATTTGCTCTTGTCAGGGCGTTACCACCGGAGGCTTTAACGACCATGTCGTAAGCGGTGGTGTTCTCAATAACCCAAATCTCACCAGCGACTACACTCGTCGTAGGAAGTGTGACATCCCTAGAAGCGGTGAAGCTGTTGAATATCGTGTGTCTTGCACTAGCGACCGTCAAAGATACGTTAGTATCGCTTGTGTCTATAGTTGCTGCGTAAGCGATTTTACTTAAACTTGTCCAAGAACTGACGCCAGATCCGTCTGTCTTCAAGACATGGTCAGCCGTACCAGCGGAGACTGGAAGCGTAAACGTCCAAGTCGCCGACATAGAACCAGATCCAACGATTCTAACGGTCTGGCTATTGGCTCCAAAATAAGCCCCAGCAAGACCTTTGGTCGATGAGCCGATGTCATAGGTGTTAGTGGTTTTGATTGGAATGGTTGACGCAAGCGATCCGGTAACGGTCACATCGTCGCTCGTTGCGTTACCAAGCGTCACGTTTCCGTTTGCGGTCAAGTTCCCAGCAAGTGTTAGGGCGCTTATTGAAAAATCTTTCGTCCCATCGGTCATAGCTGCGATGAGATCGGAAAAATTGGTGTTTACCTGGGTCGCGTCCGCCGTTGTTGAGTTGCTAAAGGTATATGTAACCGCTGGTGAAGCCATGATTTATCTCCCCTGTTCAGGAATGGAAAAGCCAACTTTACTAGGTAATTCGAATGCTGCCGGGCGGCGCTTTTGTTGTTTGTCAGACTCAGCCTGTCCCTGAAGGTGAGCGACGACGGCGTCCCTAAACTCAGGATTATTTTCAAGTTCTCGTTTTTGTATCTGCGCCGAGATCTGCGGACCTTTTTCGGCGGCCTTCAAAATTGCTGCGGCAGACTTTTGGTATAGCGGAGTCATCGAAAGATCGAGATAAGCCTTATAAATTGCTGGTCCCGATTTATCGATAACCTTTCCACCAACCGCACCTAAAGCCGCCCCAACAAGCGGAAGTTTTTCAGCTCCCTTGAATAAAGCGGAAGCCAAAGCCTGAGCCGATATCGCTTGCAGGTTGACGTTGCTTGATCCGTTTGCAAATCCTCTTTCAAAGGCCTCTTTCATCGCCAGATCTTTGTTGAGCTGAATAAAGTCGACGCCAGTTTGTTTGCTCAGTTCTTCAAGATCGCGCCTAAGCATGATCGGATCCTGGGTCGAGCTTCTCATCCTCTTAAGTTGCGATTGCGCGTTTTCTCGGCTGAACCGTTTTGCAAACTGCGTCTTTTCCGAGAGCATGTCACGCGCTGCTTCGATGTTCTTCATTTGACCAAATTCTGGGAGAGATTCGGCTTTCTGGCTGAAGGAAGGACCCGAGGTCGATCTTTGAGCGGACATGTATTCTTGCATCGGGGTAACAAGGTCCGTTCCCGTCGCAGACGATAGGTCCTTTAGAACTTTAAGTTCTTTTTCTTTGAATGGCTTTCCGATCCGCTCAAGAGTTCTATCGGTCCTCAGCTCGCCGTCGAACATTTTCCTAGATTCGGAAAGAAGTTTGGCATCGGTCGCCACCGACTTCATAGCGTCGGCATATCCTGGGACGTCCTCTTTCAGAAAAGAGTCAAGGTATTTTCTAAAGTCCAGAATATCGCGCTCGGCCAAGGTCCTTTCGTCGACCCTTTTGGCATAGATCGGCTTTGTTTTTTGGTCGATATACTGAATTATTTGCTTCATGTCCTCAGGACGGGCTGTTTTATCGCCAACGTCGTCGAAAAACTGCCGCCACTGCTGAAGTACGGCGGCATCTGCTTGAGCTTCTGGTAAATGCGTATTATTGAACTTGTAGCGGTTGAGTTTTGAGGTCAAAAACGCCTTAATTTTCGGTAACGGTATCTCGACGTTGGACTGAGCTAGGATGTCAAAAGCCTTGGATGAACCCTCAGAAACGCGGTCAGCTAGTTTGTCCACAGATGCAATAACGTCGTTGGCGAGAGTTTCTGGCGGCCTTGTTCCTTTGATCTCAGCCCGCAAAGCCTCCTTAGCAGCCGCATACTCTTTTCGAGCTATATCAACTGCCTCGTCAGCCTTTTTGTTGGCTGAATTGAAACGGTCAGAACTTGCGACAACCTGGTCGACGAGATTTTCCTCGTTGGCTGCGTTGACCATGGGCTTTCTCAAAACATACTGTTCCGCGATTCTTTCCGGATCCCTGACGCCAAGGCCATACTTAGCGAAGCCCCGGCCAATTGGTGGCAATATCTTGGAAGCGGCCACAATCTCGGCGGCTGTCTTTGCGGTTGATTGGCCGATCTTGTCTCCGTCAAGACCACGAAGCTCGGCATCACCTTTAGCTATAAGCCCTTCGCGAGTAGCGATCCCTGCCGTCTCGGCGGCGCCCGTTAAAAACTTGGCGATCTTGGGAGACTGAGTCGCTATCTCTCCGATAAATGGTTCCGCTTTCAAAATTCCGATCGGCGGAACAATCGGAGCGGCCGCACCTGCGATACCAGCAACAGTCGACATTTTTGGAAACCTGCTGTCGTAGGTCTGTTCCTTAGAAAGTCTTTCCGCTCTGACTTGGTCGACGTTTCGGTTCGGATCAACCGCCGCGATAAGATAGTCGGCTCCTTTTGCCGCAAGCTCTCCGAAAATCGGGACGCTGCGAGCGGCTTTGTAAACTGCATAAGGGGCGTTTTTTACGTCCTCAGGAGTTGGGTCAGTAATGAGTCCACCCATATGGACTTTATCTGGGTCCTGAAGGACGGGACGTTCTTCTCCAAAAAGCTGACCGCTAGAAAACACACGAGCCTTCTGCGTCTCTGGCTGGGAGTTGTCAGAGAACAGATCAGACGATTTTATAACTCGTTTATTTTCTGGCATGTTGAGTGCTCACCTCTTCCCATTGGTCGTTGCCAATGTATTTGTAGGCAGTCCCATTTTTTGTCTGAACTTGACCCATGACAAAACCAAATTGGTCGCGCTCAGGTCCCTTTAATTCGGTTATTTTACTTTGAACGTCTTGAAAGGCTTTCTGATACCTGGGATCAATTACATGGTCGAGTTTCAAGCCCTCGTCAGAGGCTACCTTCGTATAGTAGTCGTCCGTCTGCCTTTGGAAATCTAGCACCGAATGAACCTGGTTCAATGCAGAGTGATAAAGGTCCTGCCTAGCTGCATCGGAAAGTCGGTTGGATTTGTTGTCAATCAGGTTCTTGTAAAGCGTCCAAACTTGATCGGGTATCGCGGCAGTTTTTTGGGTTTCGTTATATTCGCCTTCTTTTACCGATGAGGTCGGATCGATCGCCTTCATATAGCCATAAACCAAAGCAATATCGTCTGCTCCGGTTGGATTCTTTTTGGTCGCGGCCGCTTCGACTTTCTTGAAGCCTTGTAACGCCTCGAAAGAACCCTTGCTCTCTCCAACATATTTTCCGTGAAGTTCAGAAGCTCGTGCGAAATTCTGTTTTACAGCTTCATTTCCCTTTTGAGCCAGTTCTCTTTCCTTGAGCGAAATCTGAGCTGATTCGTATGGGCTCATTTCCGCCTTTCTTGGAACAAAGGCGAGCTGGTTTCCTGATGAATCAGAAAATCCTCCGATAGCGCCGGGCGTTGATGGGTCTACTTCTTTGTAGTTTGCCCCGAACGCAAGTCGCTGAGTTGGAGAAAGCAAACCAGCCTTTTCATCTTCAAGTTTTTTCTTTTGAAGTGCGGACTGGTCTAAATTCTGCTTAATCCCCAAAACGCTTTGGGCGACCGCAAGCCCTTTGACAATCTTGGTTAATGCGTCGTCGTTTCCTGTTGGCTGTTGAATTGCTACGGCCATCTTTAACCCCTCACTTCATCATAGACATCTGGTTTTGTTCTTCACGGCGTTGCTTCATCAAAGCGGCGATAATTGGCGCTTCGTATTGCTGACGTACTTCCGGAGATTGCGACTGGAGCGCAATTCTAGCTTGTTCAAGTGCTGCTCGGTTATCTGAAGCCTCAGGCATCTGAGTCGATGAAGGCTGAGACCCCGCCATTCTCCTAGTCATGGCCGAATTCGCCTCCAACGACTGTGGCTGTCTTTGGTCGCTGAGTGCTTGCCCGGCTTGATTTCCTGCCGCCATACCACCAGCCGCCCCAGAAGGACCGCCAAAGACTGCCCCCAAGCCAGACCCGAGGAGCGTCGTTATCTTTTGCGTCGTGCTTTCTCGTTTTGGTTGGACGATGCTCGTTGTCATTAGAGTTTTCCTCCAAAGTTATTCTCGAAAATCCTGTCGATAAGGCTCTTTTTATTCATCTCGTGCTCTGCGACTCGCTTATTGAATGCAGTCGACGACTTATCCTCTGCAAATTGTTTCTCTTGCAGTTCATATTGTTTCTGGAATTGCTCCATTTGTTGAGCAAGCTGAGCAACAAACTGCTCATGTTGCGGACTGAGAACATATTTTTTCTGGAACAGCTCGCCAGCTTCTCTTTGCTTGTTCGCAAAGTATCTTTGCTGTGCGGCCTCATCTCCTGCGAACGCCTGTGCGGCCTCGCGCTCCGATGTTCCGTACTTTCTTTGGATATCTGCTTGAAGTGACGCAAAGTCTTGAGAGCCCATCCTTTCGGACGTCTGAAACTTTCGACCAAGATCAGCTTGAGTTGCTGCAAAGTCCTGAGACCCAAGACGCTCGGAAGTCTGGAACTTTCTTTGGTCCTCGATATCTTGACGCCTAAGAGCTTCATCCTCTTGCACATCTTGGATACCTTGAAGTCTCTTGTTCAAGGCTTCTGAGTTTTGTTGGTTCACAAGTTTTTCAGATTTTACGGCCGCCCCAGAGTTAAGCCGACCCATTGCAGCAAATCGCCGAGACATGGCGTCTTGCTGGGCTTGCTGCTGTGCGTTTTGTTCCTGCTTTGCGATTTCTTTTTGTCGATCAAAGCGAGCATTTGGGTCAATTCGTAGTCCCATTATCTTAGCCCCTTATTGTTGTAGACAAAGTTAAGCCCTACGACTTTGAACTTTTGGTTTACGGTGTTTTGATTTGAGAACTTAAACTGAATTCGTTTGCCACGCATTGGAGCTACGTACTTTCGCTCCTCGCCTTCGGTAGATCCTCCGCCCCAGGTGTCACGACCAAAGACCATGGTTCCCCACAGAGAGCCGCCTGGGTTTAGATCAATCGAGCTTGTGTTACCGGAGCCGGAGTCGGAGTCGACCTTGGCTGTAAAGCCCATAAAGTAGTCTCCAGACTTTTCAAAAAACACCTGAGCATGACGGAAATCTTTGAAGGTGTTTTCATCGCCTGGAAGGCCTGAAAATTCTTTTGTCCAGTAGTACGAGTTGATCGCCGTGCCGTCGTCCGAATACGTGGACTGATTCATTTTGTAGACAAAGCCAGTCGCGGTCGACGAAGCGTAGTAGAGGTTATTGTTATAGACCGTAAACTGTGCGGCGTTGATACCAGTCCAAGGGACCCAGCTTGTTTTTTGCTTTTTATTGAGCCGTCCAAGGCCGAAATCAAAGACGTAGACCCTGTTATTGGTCGTCGCGCTGTCGCCATAGGTAACGGCGATATAGGCTTTATTTTGGTAAATGATCGAGCTGATATTTCTCATGTAGTTTTCTTGGATCTGGAAAATATCTGGCTCGATATTGTTACTTTGCAGATCAGATCCCAAAGCCGATGACGTCAAGATCGACGCCGACGGAGTTACGGTCTGCCCTTCCACCGCTGCAAAGCCGACGAACTTATCGTTTTGCACGGCTCCAAACATGACTTTATTTTCGTACTTAAAGTAAGAAAACGGGCTGTTCGAACCAAAGTTGGCTCTGACCCTTAAAACCTTCCAGTCAGAAGGACTTGTTGAAGGCATGTAGATGAGCCAAGGATTTCGTTTGCAGAATACGACAAGCGAGTTGTCATAGATCGCAAGGCCAACCGGAACGTCCACGGTATTGTCGCCAACGATTTCAAAGTTATCGACTTTGAAGACATATGGGTTTCCTATCTCAGAGTATTTTACGTCGTTATCTACCGGGTCGATAACAAACAGGCGCCCCTGGTGGTAGACGATTGCCGAATAGTTAGGCGGAACTCCCTGATCGGTCGGAGCTGTCACGCCCAGGGATGCGTCCGCTACGGCGTCGTCGTAAGTTGTTGTCGTGTTATCTGAGATTGTGGCGACACGCTTAAGGGTCGTTCCCCCGGCCGCTGTCCTGTAGATATATCTTGAACCTACACCAAAGCTCTGAGGAGCTACAGGAATGGATGTAAGTCTTATGTTTTGGTTTGCGACCGTAAGAGTCGCGGTCAGAGGCGAAATGTCGCCTTCCACAAGGTTCGAATTCACATAGGTCATGCCGTAGTAGTAGCCGCCAGTAAGGCCTATGCCCGTCGGAGCTGTTGCCGTGGTCATGGTTGTTGTTGCGGCTGGGATACCGTGACGAGTAAAGGTCCCGTTGTACTTGTAGGGCGTGTTTCCGCCGTTTCCAAAGAAAATATAGTTTTCGTACTCGTCGGCGTAGACCCTTTGTCCTGCCGTATAGATCGACTGAGCTGAGCCGATTGTCGTAAAGGTCGATGTCCCGGTTAAGGCGTAAAGTGTGCCGCCGAACCAGGCCACCATGGTCTCTGAGCCTTGGTTATTGTGCCTTGTGTAAAGGCCGTCGCAGACGTATGTGCCGACCGAAGTCGTATTAAGTTTTGTCGTGCCGCCCCGTGTTTCTACCGATCCTTCATCGAATACGACGTTAAGACAGTCCGGCGACTCATTATCCAAGATAATGGTTTTTTCGAATTTGTTGTTTAGGCCGCCATCAAATTGGATGCGGTCTCTTGCCGGATATCGTCTGTTGAAGGATCCCGTCATAGAATCCTTCCAGGGTAGTCTGGGGCTGAGGTCGTATCACGGACAACTGCGAACTGATCGCCGCGTTTTGCCTTAGCCACCGCACGTTTGATCCGGTTGATTGACTTATCCCATAAGTTTCTATGGTAGGTAGCCATCTGCTCGTTTTGGTCTTTGGCATACATGATCGACAAAACAAAATCGATAATGGAGGCGTGATACCGAGACGGCACCTCGAGAGTCGAGGTCGATGTCACGGCCTGGGGCTCACAGTATGCAAAAACCTTTATTGTGTCGGAGGTCGTATCGGGAGTGGGAAAAAGGATTAAGGTATCCTCCCAGATCGCATACTGAGCCGGAGTTCCTGACGGGGCTGTGGTGCTGGTCTTGGGATCTTGCTCAAGCGAGGCTGGCTCTAACTTTACGCCGTTATATTCCACCCGCCGAATCGAAATGGCGTTGGTCGGATAGCTATATTCTCTTGTCCCGCTGGTCGAAGTGGTCTGAAAGGTGTTTTCAATCAGATTGCACTCGTTCGCAAGTTCTACGCAAGCCTGATAGATAACATCCATTATCATGTCGGAGCTAAAATGCGGGTCTGAAACCGCGTTATAGCGTTCCCTAGCGGCGTCTTCTATTTCCGAGGGCGTCATAGCTCGCTCCAAGTTGTTGTTGCGTCCGTTGCTGTTGTAAAGCTCGTCGTCTGGTCGGTCGACTCAGTCCACACCGGAAAATAGCGACTGTCTGGGTCTGTGACATCGGACGGAAAGACGTATGAGTAGCCCGATCCGTCCAAAAGGCTGACAAGGTTCATGCGGGAACTCAAAGCCACCGCCCCGGCTGAGACGTATTTTTGCACCTGAGCTGTCGTCATGTCGGAACTCATCGCGACCGAGCCCGCCGATACGTACTTTAGGACCGTAAAATATCCGTCCCCTGAAGCTCCCCAGTTTTGACCCCAAAGAAATGAGCCCCACTTATCGGTCGGACTAGGACCAGATAGCCTTAGGCTATTTGAAACTGTTTTAGAAAACGTCGCCAAGATTCCACCTAAGAGAATGTAACCTCAGTCGTCACAACCAACACGTCGTTTGCACCTTTGTTAATCACGGCCTCAACGTCGCGGTTGAACATCGTTCCGCCAGTTGAGCTTGAAAATAGACCGTATTCAACAATGGCTCCGGTTCCCGTGCCTGAAGCAAAGGTGGCCGTTACTCGGTAGATTGCCGATGAAGTATAGGAGACCGTGCCGGTGGTCCTTGCCACCTCAACCCCAAGGGTAGTATTGGCGGCGGCCTCGGCTGTGCTGTCGGTCCCTATTGCGACGTATCGCATGGAAAAGGTGGAAGCGGCGGCTGCCGCTGAGTTGAGAAAGTTGGCAAGAAAGTCTAAAGCGTTAGTCGTGATGACGTTATCACCCTCACGCTCACCTTTGAGCTGTCCCTCGGCGCCATAGAGTTTTACAAACCAGCGACCTTTGATTTCTACCGGCTTTTTTCTATGGACTTCCGACGACATTTACTCACCTTTCTGCATTTCCTTTTTAGCCTCATCGTCAACCATTAGTTCTGTATGGTTGGCTCTGATGTGGGCTAAAAGTCCTGCTTTGTTTGCTGCCTTCTTTCCGCAAGCGTGACAGACAAAATCCTCTGCCACTGGCTTTTCCTTTTCCGCGCCGTTTACAATCGGCTCGATACTTAAAACCTTCATCGACTCTAGGGTCTGGTTTCGTCCCGACTTATCAAACTTTGGGGTGCGAAACTGACTCTTGAACAAGACCGCGTCTTCGTCCTCCATTTCGATATAGCCCCCGGCTGGGATCTTAATCGTCTGGCCTTTGAACATCTCGACATGGTCGATCTTGTTTCCGTTTCTGACTCTGACCTTTGCCATAAAATAAACGCCTCAAAATAAATGTTAATAAACAAACGACCGAACTAGCGGCCGTAGACGGTCAAATAAAATTCGTCGCCCGATGCCGCACCTGTTACAGCGATAGTTCCGGCGATCGCCGTTCCAGATACGCCAAGATTCATCTTGAACTTGCTCGCTCCAGTCGACATGGACTTTGGAACGTAGCTCATCGCGACGACTTGGTTGAATCCCGTAACAATCGTTCCTGTTGCTGCGTCGGCTACACAGGAATAGATCTGCACCGCAAGGTTTCCTTGGGTTGTGCGCTCAAGAAGTGAATTTGAATAAGCCATGGTGAACTCCTAAAAGAGTAAAATTTTCTTTGAGCCATAAACTTGATGCTCAGGGACCGCGTCCGGCGAAAGAATCTGATCTTTCAGGTGGTCGCACATGTTGAACATGTCTATGGCCGATTTAAGATCCATTTGCTTTATGGAGTGCAGATTTCCCTCAGGATAAGCACCAAGGCAGCCGCCTTCTGTGGCGTTGATATAAACTCCAGGAACCTGAAGAGAGACGTAGTCAAACCAGGTCTTGAAATTCATGTAGCTCTGCCAAGAAAGCACCGGGTTTCCAAAAACATCGACTGCTTTGACGCAGTGACCCATGTTTTTATCGTACTTAGAGTCCCAGCTATGAAACCTTCGGTCGTATCCAAACGAAAAATCCGCGCCGATAAAGATCTGAGCGCCAGATCCAAAAATGGATTTAGCGATATAGAACGCTCCCCCAAGGACGTTTCCGCCGTTTCCGATCCATACGTTGAACTCCTCAATTTTTTGGAGTTCCTCTTCGTACTTTTGGTCCGGAACGGGAGCGTTGAAGAGATAGATTTTTCCGCGCCATTTTTTAAGAAGGTCTGGGTGAGATCCTATGAAGGCCAAAAGCGTCCTGTCTTTGGTGATCTCCCAGTACTCCTGCTCT